AAACTCGGTAACCGGCGCATCAAACGGCCTGGTATTTGAAGGGGCAACGGCAGACGCACATGAGACAACAATAACACCGACAGATCCCACAGCGGACAGGACAATAACATTGCCCGACGCAAGCGGGACAGTCAGCATAACAGGAACTAACGGAGCGGCAAGCCACGATTATGCGGCGGGTCATGCAGATTGGTCTGTGTCTGCACTGGAAGCCGAGGCAACATATATTGCAGCTACAAATGCAGATCAGGCGGTGAATGCATTGCTCGCGTCATGCCGGGCGGGTAAACAGTATTTTGTTTACAACAACTCCACTCAAATCCTTACTTTTAAGGTGACTGGTCAGGCCGGCGGCACCATTGCCAACGGCAAGGTGGCCCTTTATATTTGTAACGGTACGGATGTTGTAGAACTTTATGAACAGCCGTAATATGAAACAAATCTTTAAATATATAAGCGCCATGTTCATCGTGGCGCTTATATTCCTACCTCTCCCCCTATCGGGGACAGGGAGCGCGAGCGCGGCAACGCCTAATTACCCTGAGACCGCACCGGGGATACAGGCAATTGTGTTGCCCATTCAGGGAACATATACGTCTACCGTGATACCGGTTAGATGGACTGCGCCGTTTAAAATGCGCATTATAGGGGTATCTGTATCGGCAAGGGATGTATCCGGCACGGTAACAGTAGATATAAAAGAAGCCGGCACATCTATTTTGAGTTCGGCCATTACGTGCGCATCGGCAAATGTTACCTACGAGGGCACAATATCTGACAGCTACATTGCTGACGAAGCGGCAGTAACAGTCGTTTTTACTCTTTCCGGCGGAAGCCCCCACATTACGGATGCAACCGTTGTCTTAACAATCAGGAGAATGTATTAATGAGCGTTCTTGATACTGTGCGTAGCAAAATAATCGGTATAGTAAAAGATGATTCAGCCAAGCTAATCAACCCTGATGACTATGACCTTAAAATTGCCGAAGCGCTGAATATATATAGCAAACATAGGCCTGATATAGCTGTAGACGACATACCGGGAGATGGCGGGCACGATTACGATTTTCCTGATGAATGGGTAGAAGGATTCAGCGAGATAAAATCCGTTGAATATCCTCTTGGCTATGTGCCCGAAACGCTTCTTGATGCCGATTCTTATTATGTTTATCAGAATACAACAAAAAAGCAGATCAGGCTGGTTGAAGTAGCTCCAGCGGCAACAGAAACATTTCGTGTAACATTCACGATACCCAGAACGATTGCGTCAATCCTCGAAACAGACGAAGACGCATTTTGCCGTCTGGGAGCAGCATTGTGCCTTGAAGATTTGGCAAACGCCTTTGCTCAAACAGGCGATTCAATAATCAATGCCGATAGCGTAAATTACCGAGCTAAAAGCGGCGAATTCAGCGCCCGGGCAAAACGCTGTATGTCATTTTACAACAAACATATTGGCATTAAAAATGATGATACAACAACGGCTGCATCATCAGTAATGAACATGGAGATGAATTACCCAGGCGGGTCAGATAGGCTGACACACCCGAAGTGGGCGAGGAGGCGGCGGTGATAAAAGTCAGACAACATTTCGCCCTTTATTCAACAATGCGGGAGGTCATGTTTTGGAGTTGAACGCGACGATTACTGTCAAGGGGCCTGTTTTTGAGGGTAATTTACCCATTCTGGCCACTCAGAGAAACCTTGACCGCGCCATGAGCGAGGCTGTGGCATTATTGGAACGTAAGGTAAAGGAAAACATCAGAAAAGCTCCCAGAATCGGCGTAGGCGGTGCAAAAGGAGGCCTTCTTGCAAGCATTCATGGGGAAACAATACAAAAAGGCACGCCATTGATAAAAGGCATTGTGGCGACGCAGAGCATATATGGAGAGGTCATTGAAAAGGGAAGAAGACCAGGCAAAAAAATGCCCCCCGAAGATGCACTCGATCGGTGGATTGATAAAAAAATAGGAACTACAAGGCGCTCATTCAAATCCGTAGATCAGGTCATGGCATATGTTGCTTGGAAAAAAAGTATCAGTTTTTTGATACGCCGAAAAATCGGTCAGAAGGGTTTTCCCAGAATACACATGTTTGAGCGGGCATGGAACGAAAACCTGCCGCAGATTCAAAATATCTTTGAATCTGCCGGCTTTGAAATTGTGAGAGAGTTGAATGGCAAGTAATTATCTAAATATATTGGCCGATATTAAGGCAAGGTTTGACGCCATCTCCGATATAGGTATCGTCCACGATTATGAAAGACTTACAAAAAACTGGCAGGAATTTCTTGCCCTCTTTGCTTATACACCGGATGGCGGCAATCAACAAATCAGAGGCTGGGAGATTACCAGGAGAAGTGTCCCCGAGCATAAGCGTGGAGCATATTACAGACATCATGTATTTATCGTGCGTGGCTATCTTAGCCTAAAGGACTCGGATGCGACTGACAAAACGTTTCAAATCCTTGTTGATACGATATGCGAAACGTTCCGGGCAGTGGGTGAAGTAAGCACTTGGTATTATCGTGATGGCGAAAACCCGGAAAATTCCCCTTGTCAGGTAGATTTAATCGAGCCAAGAATGTTTGGCGGAGTACTATGTCATTACTGTGAAATTACGCTTTATGTAACAGAATGGATCGTACCGACATAAAAAGGAGGGGGCATTATGGACAGACAACCCGGATCATACAAAACGGCGGCAAAGGGCAAACCACAAAAAGAGAACCTGAATGACGAGGCGATGGCCGCGAGGCTCGGGAAGGCATGTACAAAACAGGAAGATGCGGAAAGCGCGGGATCTCCCGTAGCAGGTATGGACAGGCAACCCGGCACCTATCGTTACGACATCAACAAACAAGATTTTGTGCCAAATATAGATAAGAGGGAGGCAAACAATGAGTCTTGAAGAAAAACAATTAATCCTGGCAAAAGTAGAATCGATATACGGTAATGACCCTACCCCTACGGTCGGTGATAATGCATTGCTTACCGGCAAGGTATCTATTGAAATAGCAGATGCAAGCCGGGAGAGAAAGGTTCTGCTGCCATATTTCGGGGCGCTGCAGAAAATACCTCTCGGGGAAGGGGTAAAAATATCATTCCCGGTAGAAGTCAGGGGATCGGGTGTAGCCACAACACCGCCAAGAATAGCGGCGTTGCTGCGAGCAGCAAACCTCACTGAATCAATAGGCGGAGCATATGTTGATTATGATCCGAATAGCTCCGCCGCCGGCGAATCCTGCACCATCTGGTTTTACCAGGATGGCGTGCTCTGGAAGGTGCTCGGGTGTATGGCAGAAAGCGTCAAACTGTCTGCAAAAGCAAATGAAATCGCAACCCTCGAATTCTCACTAATCGGTTTGTGGGGCGGCAAGGCGTCCGTTACGGATGTCTCATTTCCTGCTCCGACATTTGAGGCAACGTCGATTGTACCGCCTATGTTCCGAAGCGCTACATTTACCGTCCACACCTACGCCGGCATCATTGAAAACTTCGAGGTCACGATTAAAAACAAGATTGCCAAACGCATGTCTGCCAATGCATCAAACGGCATATACAGATACAGCATCGTCGGGAGGGAGGTTGAAGGCAGCATCGACCCTGAACTGGTTGCGCTCTCATCGTTTAATCCTTTTGACCTCTGGGAAGACGGAGATGCAGGGACAATCACGGCAACAATCGGGTCTGCTGCGGGCAATCAGTTTGTAATTACATTGAGCAACACGGTATTGACTCCGCCGAAACTTGGAGGCAGAGAAGGTATGGCAACGTACGCCCTGGCATTTACCGCGCATCCGACATTAAGCGCCGGCAACGGGGAAATCAAAATAAGACAAAGCTGATTATAAAACCGTTCAAGGTTCAAGGTTCAAGGTTCAACGTTGAACATAGAACATAGAAAAAGGGAGGACAAAATGAGGGATTTAGATGTATCAGCAACAAATAAAATAGTAATAAGCGATGCCCGATCGGGCACTGAAATAGAACTGTATTACCGCAACCCGACCACCCAGGAAGAGGTTGAATATCAGTCAAAGCTCTACAAAAGGAAAGGTAATAAGCTGATATTGAACCCAAAGGTAAAGGTTGATCTCGGTCTGGCCATACTCACAGGTTTCCGGGAAGGGGATTTCGGGGTTGCCGGCAGGCCCATATCATCCGATATGAAAAGCCCGAACTACCGCGAGGATTGGCGGGAATTGCTCGGACGTATGGCGTCAGACATTATATCGACATTTGCAACAGTTGTGTATGAAGGGGCGCGTGTTGCGTCC